GTGAGGTCTACAACCACGCTGCTCGCAACATGGTGACCACTGGCTTCGGTGCTTGGCGTGTTGTGCATAAGTATGTGAGTCAGGACAGCTTTGACCAAGACCTATTCATTGAGCCGATTGGCAACTCTATAGACCGTGTATGGTTTGATCCTGCGGCAGAGAAGCAAGACAAGTCGGACAGCCGCTATTGCTTTGTCCTTCACGCGATTGGCAAGGATGAGTATGACAGGCGCTGGCCTGAAGCATCTGGCGAGTCAGTTGATGAAGGCCGTGATGGTGAGGCTTACTATGACAAGGCTGAGGTCGTAGTCATTGGCGAGCTGCTGTACTGCGAAGAAGAAGAGCGCGAGCTAGTCATGATGTCCAATGGGCAGGTTCATGAGGCTGATGATGACTTCAAAAAGATAGCTGATGAGCTTGAGTCCATTGGCGTGACAGAAGTTCGCAGGCGCAAGCGTGTCAAGAAGTCGGTATGCTCACGGTTATTTGACGCTAGTGATTGGCTTGAAGAGAAGAAAGAGACAGTCTTCAACATGATTCCGGTTGTGCCTATCTACGCCAACTACAAGATCTTTGAGAACAAGACGATCTTCTGGGGACTCGTAGAGAAGCTGATGGACTCACAGCGAGTGCTGAACTACTCAGTCAGCCGTGAGGTAGCCGAGACTAGCCTTGCGCCACGAACCAAGTATTGGATGACAATGAGTCAGGCTGCTGGTCATGAGTCTTCACTACAGACCTTGAACACTAACCACGATCCGGTTCAGTTCTTCAACGTAGATCCTGAGTTCCCGCAAGTACCTCAGCAGCAAGGTGGCGCACAGATCAATCCAGCGCTACGCACAATGTCTGAGTCTATGCGAGGCATGATTACTTACGCCTCTGGTATGTTCTCCAGCAACATGGGCGACAATCCGCAGAACCAATCTGGCGTGGCAATCAATGCGCTACAGAACAAAGGTGACAACTCCACGATCAAATACTTCAAAGCGTTGGAGTATGGCATTCGTGCTACTGGTCGCATATTGGTAGCCGCTATCCCAGAGATCTACGACTCAGCGCGTACTGTAAGGCTGCTGAAGGAAGACAACACCTATGACGTTGCTGACATCAACCAAAAGGTCATAGACCAGCAGACAGGTGATGTGGTGATCATGAACGATCTGTCGGTCGGTAACTATGACGTACAGGTCAAGGCTGGTGCGAGCTTCAAGAACCGCCAACAGGAGACCATTGAGACAATCATTGAGATTGCTAAGGTCGATCCAAGCATCCTACAGATCGCTGGTGATGTCCTGCTGGATAACGTAGCCACTGCCTCAGCTCAGCAAATCTCTGACCGCAAACGCGCACAGATGATTGCGGCTGGCCTGATACCTCAAGACCAGATGACCGAAGAAGAGTTGATGGAGGCGCAGCAGCAGCAAGGCGAGCCACAGCAAGATCCGAACATGGTCTTGGCGCAGGCTGAGCAGATGAAGGCTGAGGCTGAGATGATGCGAGCGCAGATAGAGCAAGCCAAGCTACAGAACGAGCAGATGAAGCTACAGCTAGAAGCTCAGAAGCTCCAGACGCAGATGCAAGGCGACCAGACTGAAAGCCAGATTGACTTCTTCAATGCCGAGACTAAGCGCATGGAGACTCAGATCAAGGCTCAGCAGGCAGGTGCTACGATAGACAGGACAAGCGCACAGGCAGTAGGCGAGCAGCTCAACAACCAAGAGAAGATGGCTGACATCAGCGACAGGCAACGCGCCGAGGCCGAGAGAATGCGAGCCGAAGCTCAACGCCGAGCCATGAGGTATATGTCTGACTCTGAGATAGCGAGAATGCAGAATGGCTGAACCAAGGTATAGGTACGGAGGAGACAGCGCCATAGGTGCGTTGCTCCTTCCTGAGCGCCGAGAGATCCTGCAAGAAGAGCAGAACCAGTTCATCGGCTATGATGACCGTGGTCAGGCCATAGTCCAAACTCTACCTGCCCAGTACGGAGAGTCTGAAGTAGACTTCTCATACAGTCCTATAGTCAGAGGCGCTAAAGCTACTGGCTCTTTCCTCAGTGACATCTTCTTTGGTGATGCTAACGAGCAGTCAGAAGCTGCTGGCAAAGCTGTCAGCGCAGTCCGTGGAGTTGTAGGAGGCTTAGGAGATTACGCCTCTGATCAATATCAGGCAGGCATGGCTGGCGGTACTATTTATGATCCTGAGACTCGGCAGATAACTGAGTTTGATCCTGCTTTAGTTATGGGAGGAGGCTCTAGCGGTGGAGGCTCAGCGTTAGCCTCTGGCTTTAGAAGGTCAGGCGGCAACAGGACAGAACAAAGCGCTAGGATGCAGAGAGCGCAAGACCTTGGTTTTGATACTAGCCAGCCTTTGTATCACTCGACTAATTCTTCTTTTGACTCTTTTGAATTACCGAAAGACGGTTTTTTAAAGTATGGGAAAGGCGTTTATACCACGCCAAATGCACAATATTCCGACAGATATATTAGAAAAAACAGAGACTTAGAGTCAGCATACAAGGAAGGCGCTAACGTCATGCCTTTGTATGCGCGAGGCAGGATTGGAACAGAGAAAGATTGGGAGGCAGCAAGGCAAGAAATGTTAGCTGAAGGCGTAAATCCATCAGGCTACAATCCTATGCAAGAAGAAATAAAAAGGCGGCTACAGGAAAAAGGTTTTGATGGCCTTAATATGTTCGGCAATGAAGTTATTATTTACGATCCCAAAAACCTTCGCTCTATTAATGCAGAGTTTGATCCTGCAATGTCTGACAGCGATATGCTTTTATACTCAGGCGGCGGCAGGCAAGGCACAGCAATAGCTGGCGGCTCGGCGCTGCGCGAGTCTTTTCGTATCGGAGATGAAGGCTTTGATCCAAGGTTTGACAGCCGAGCTAAAGAACAACAACGCATATTGGATACAGAGTTAACATATGAAGGATCGCCTATAGTGCGTCCTGAAGTAAGCATTTTTGACTATGAAGGCAAGCCATTTAGAATAACTATGGCAGACAGGACAAAAGCTGGATCGCGTATCACTGGAGTCGAAGGAGTTGATTATGACCTGCCTGTAGAGCTACAAGGCGGTCAAGACTTTATGTTTGCTAACCCAACAGGCAGAGAAGGTCAGGTCTGGGCGCAAGATAGAGGAGCAACATCGGCTTTCTTGAATTCGTTTATGGGATTGGATGGCAAGCCAATAGCTGATGAGGTGCTTATGTTGCCTTACCGGATGGCTCCAAGTGGTGGAGACTTCTCTACTATGACCGGAGAGGTAATGGTTACTCACGCTAGAAATGCCGTGTCAAAAAGAGCCAAACAGCAGGCTGACACGACTATTAAAGAATTTTATCCAGCTTGGAAAGGAATAGATAATCCTGAAAGCATAGACCAAATTAGAGAAATGACAGGCGATCCTAGAAAATCTTTATTACAGGTTATGGACAGAGATTTAAGAAACGAAGGAGGTCTAGGTATAGGCCAAGCAAGACTAGCTGTAAGTGATCGCGCTCAATACAACGCTCCTGATTTTAATCTTCAAAATGTTGGTATTGCAAATCCATATGGTGATTCAAGGTTTGAAGTGTCTGGGCATCGCACCTATGGTCAAGGATTGGCTGGCAGACCTGAAGGCATATTGAGAGAGCAAGACATAAATGTATTTGAGTTAATGCCCGATCTTGTAAGCGCTAGAGGATTTGACAGCGTTGATTCTTTACTTAGAGCTGATCCAGCTACCTTGGCAAAAGAACAATACACGTTGCGCCGAGGCACTAGAGGCGGCGTAATAACTGAAGATATATTGAGAGATATAGAGGCTCGTAGAGCAAATTAAAAAAAGTTTATGGAAGCGTAATAGTGGTTCAATTCCACAGGCGATAATCTATCGGAGCCTTGCTAGGTAGCCGCTTCCTCCATATTTTAAGAAAAGTATTGCTTTTTACCACATTGTGGTATATTTGACCACTAGCGCACTCCACGCTTTCATGGAGGCACGGAACGTCACCGTTTA